TTTACGCTACAATAAAACTAAATTACTTTATAGATCGTGGCAGCTACTATAACAGCAACATTATCAAGTGCTACTGCAAATAGCTATGTCACATTGGCAGAAGCTAATACATATTTTGAAACCGTACCAGATTCAAGTACTTGGACAAATAAAACAGATGATCAAAAGAATAGAGCATTGATTGCAGCTACAAGATGGATTGATACTTTGGTTTATTATGGGGATAGATGTGATAATGGACAGGCACTTAAGTTTCCTAGAAATAACTATAAAGTTGATGATGTTGAATTAGCTTGTACCACAATTCCAAACAATATTAAATATGCACAATATGAATTAGCTAGAGCTTTGGCAAATGATACTAGTGCTATCACTGGCACTACTGGTAAAGATGGTAATTTTTCTGAAGTAAAACTAGGAGATCTACAAGTTAAATACAATACTGATAGTCAGGGAACTGGTTCTATAAATAATATTATGGATGTATATCCTTGGTTACAAAGTTATCTTGGAGCATATATGCTAGGTGGAGCAGGTGCTTATCAGATGAGGGTAGTTAGAGGATAATGGCAGGTCAATTAGATAGTCTATTTAAAAGTGTTGCTAAACAGATTGTTGCTGATTTAGGTAGTTCTTTTGATTCCACTGTTACTTATATAAAAAAAGGAGTTTCCAGTTATAACATTAATACAAGCGAGGAAATTAGTGTTGATACTACTTATTCTGATTTAAAAGTTCCAATTGAATTTATAAGATCGAGTGAAGATGATAATAGAGAAATAAGGCAAGCAAAAATTTATATTACACCTGATTTGATTGGTGATAATCAACCAACTTTTGAAGATGAGGTTTCATTTAGTTATTCTGGTGAAACAGTTACAGGAATAATTACAGATATTGATACTAAAAAAGGTGGTCAAACTTATTTGTTTACATTGTTTGTGAGATTCTAATGGCAAAAGAACAAGAGTTTAATGCAGATAAAGTTTTTAACAATCAAGTAAATCAGTTAGATGCTGACTTTGCTCAAGCTATAAGAGATATACATGATGGTTTAAGTTCTGAAACTGGTAGTCCTGTTTATACTGGTTTTTTAGCATCTAGCTGGAAAGTAAGAAGAACTCCAATAGATCAGACAGATGCTAGAGAAGATTTTGAACCTTGGGCATCAATAAAAAGGGATCATGATTTACCAAAAGGTGGTGAAGGTTGGAAACCAGCAGGTTCAAGACCTGATAATCCAGTAATTGATCCTCGTTTTCCTGTTGGTACTGATTATAAATTTAGAAAGGCAAATTTATATATTGGAAACACTGCTGAATATGCAGGTTATGCTTCAGAAAATCCTGTAATATCAGAGTTTGTTCAAGGAGAAGCTGGTACAATTATTAAAGATAATATGAGAGAGAAAGGTAAGATATTTATAGGAGCTAAACCTTCTGGTGGTTTTGGTAAATCAAAACCTGGATCTGGTTTACGTTACATCGAACCTGATTAATTATGACTTTAGTAAATGTAAGAGCAGCTTTTGAAAAAGCAGTTACTGATCAAGTAATTGATAATGATCCAACTATAAAAATGGTTTATGATAATGTGCCATTCAAAGTTCCTGGTAAAACTGTCAAATATATAGTAATGACTATGAATTTTACTCAATCAACTATTCAAAATCAGGGTGCTTCTTCTGATTATTATTCTGGTGTTATTCAATGTAATATTTATGTTCCAAAAAACAAAGGAACATCTGTTGTTTCTGCTATTTGTGAAGATGTTATAGATGGTTTAACTTCTGTTAATGCTTCTGGTTATATAGATACTTTTAGTTGCGATCCAAGAGTTGCTGATATAAATGGTCCAAATATGTTACAAATAGAAGATAGAAGTCATTTTATAGGAATAATTTCTTGTCAATTTACAGCAAACGCTTAATATAAGTATAATATAAATATTATATTAGAATACTATGGAAGCGATTGAACTCCTCAGAAACAAGTTTGGTGTTAGCCAAAAATATAAATACGAAGTAAAAGATGAAGGAGAAACAATATTAGAAATATATTGGCATCCATTAACTATTGCAGAAAGAGAATCAATAGTTGCAAAATCAAAAGGAGATGATGGTAATGAATTTGCTTTAAATCTTATGATTGAAAAAGCATTAGATCAAGATGGCAAAAGATTATTTCAAGATGGTCATAAGGCATCACTAAGAAGAGAAGTAAATGCAACTATTTTGCAAGATATACAAATGGCGATGATGACATCAGGAGAAGAATTAAAAGTGGAGGAAGCGAAGGCAGCATTAAAAAGCTAATAAAGATTGGTACTTTATGTTTTTTCTAGCTAAAGAGTTAGGAATGACATTAAGACAACTTACAAAAAATTTAACCAAGGAAGAATTAATAGCTTGGGCAGGTTTTTTTGAGTTAAAACATGAGGAAGAAGAAAAATATAAAGAACAAGTACAAAAAAAACAAGCCATGAAACCCAGAAGGCGGTAATATAGAAGTAATTTATTGGGTCGAGTAAATGGCAGCAGAGTACGGAATTAATATTAATGTCAGGACTAAAGACGAACAATTAAAGAAATTACAAAAAAATCTAACTGCTGCTGATCGTAAGGTTGCATCTTTAAATAAACAATTAACTGAATTAGAAAAGAAAACTAAGGGTGGTAAAGGTGGTGATGGTAGAAGAACAGGTGGTCCTTTTTCTGATGAAGCTATTAAAAAAAGAAAGGAGTTAGCAGAAGCGACAAAACTTGCTCAACACAATTTTGAAAAATATACCAGAGGTGTATTAAATTCTGAATCTGCAAATAGAAAAGGTATTACATCTACAAGAGAATTAGCAGCAAGAATGAAAGATGTTGCTGCTTCTGCTGGTATTACAAGTCAAAAATTTGAATTATTTACTCAAGGTTTTACAAAGTTAAATTTTTCAGCACAGATAAAATCTCTTCAAAGATTTAATGAAAGTGCAAAAATCACAGCATCTACATTTGGTGCAATGGGTTCTAAAGATGTTCCTGGTGTTACAGGTTTTAGTAATGCAGATATATCAACGCTTTTAAACTTCACTCCTGCAAATACTATTAATGCTATTGAAAGATATTTAGATACTTTAACTGGTGTAAGAAAACAATTAGATTTTACTGAAAAAGAATATGGAGATGTAACGGCAAGAATAAAAGAAATGAATAAAGAGTTAGAGAAACAAAGAACATTAATAAGGGATAATAATAAAGAAGATAAAACAGCAAGTCGTTTAAGAAAAGGTAGAGCAAGAGATAGTATTGCCAGAAAAGAAGGAAGGTTTGATGTAAGGTTTGCTAGATTCCTAAGAAATCAAACGGCAACAGATAAAGCTATTAGAGATCAAGCAACTTCAAGTGCAATGATTGGTGGAGCTTTTCCCCTGTTATTTGGTCAAGGACTTGGTGCATCTGTTGGTGGTGGTCTTGGTGGTTTTGCTGGTGGTATAAAAGGAGGTCAATTTGGTTTTGCTCTTTCATTACTTGGCACTCAAATTGGTTCGTTTATTGATGGATTAGGTAAAAAAGCAACAGAACTTGGTGATGCTTTAAGAAAACCATCAGAGAATATTGATATTTTGGTTCAACGTGCTGGCATATCTGGCACTGCTCTTGAACGTCAAATAAGTAAATTAGAAGAATTAGGATTACAAGCTACTGCTGCTGATATTGCTTTGGCTGAAATTGATGAATTTGCTGATGTTGAACAACTTAAAAAACTATCCAAATCATTCCAAGAGTTAGGAAATATATTTGCAAAATTAAATACTCAATTATTGTCATTTGTTTCTCAAGGTTTAGGAGATTTTGCTTTCTTTTTAAATGAAGTTATGCAAGGAGCAAGTGCTGGTTTTACTTTACGAGATATTAAAGAGGCCGTTCCAAAAGGTCGTGAAGATGAATTTAATAAAATGTTAGGAGAACTTGTACCTGGTAGTTTACCTAGTAATGCATTTACTGCTCTTTTAGGTACTAATTTTGATAGAGCAAAAGGTTTTGGTGCTGATATTTTAACACCTGATGTTTTAAATAAATTAAGAGCAGAATTTGTGCCATCTTCTGCACCTGCAAAAGTACAAATATCTCAAGATTTACTTGATAGTGCAAGATCAGTAAAAATAGATAATTTAAAATCAGAAATTGAATTAGAAGCGAAACGACTTACACAAAGAAGTGAAGAGCAAGATCTTATAAGAAAAACTAATGAAGTAAGAGCCATTGAATCAAAAATTGCACTTAAAAAGTTTGAATTAGATAAAACAGAAGAGGGGGTAAGAAAAGATAAATTAAAAGATGAGTTAGAAGAACTAAGAATACAAAGACAATTAAATATAGCTCAATTAAGAAATGCAGAAATATTAGCTAGTCCTGTTGCATCTGCAATAGTTGATGTTGATAACAAATTAAGAGATTTAATGGATACACAAAAACAAATAGTTGAACTTAGTAAGGCTATAGAAAGTTCATTTTCAGAATCATTTAAAGGAATAATTAAAGGAACAATGAGTGTTCAAGATGCGTTTAGAAATATGTTTATGCGTATAGCAGATCATTTCTTAGATATGGCTG